TAGTGTCTTGTGAATATTCCTCATAAGTATAATTATATTTTTTCGTCATTATTCCTCCTCCTTTTTTGCTCTGTTAAATGATTTTTCTAATTGCTCTTGTCTCCACTTATCTGTCTCCAAATTATCTAATTTTCTTACTATCCAAAATATTAAATAAATTGGTGATAAAAATAGTGTTATCAATAAAGTTGTTTTCATTTTTTATACCACCCCTTCTCCTCAATGAGATCACAAATTGATTTAAATTCTTCTGCTCCGTCATGTTGAATAGGATCCCAACCCTTAGCGTTAATCTTACAAATTTCTAAAATTTTTTTTATTTTATCTTTGTACGGGTTCGTGACTATAAAAGCTTGATCATACCCCCGTTGTTTTGCAAGATCTTCATCCTCCTCAATATTTAATCCGGCACTTTCACATTCTTGAATAATACAATCTTCAATCTCATATGAAGGCGTTCCGTCATTATACGCAAAATAGTGTTCCGGTAATTTATATTTTTCTTTACTCATTATTTATCCTCTCTTTGTTTACATAAACCCTGTTCAATTAAATTTTCTGCGGTTCTACCAAACCAACCCTGTAAACTCCAGGCCAGGCCCGTATCAATTAAATGTTGCCAAGCTTCCAGAATTTCCTCTTGATCATCACACTCAATAAAACCTTCTGCAATTCCTGTTGCTGTAAAGTTATCCATTATTTACCCTCCTCGTATACTCCAACGGTTAATTGGAATTGACCCTCTGAACAAATTGCAAAACCCAAATCTTTTTTAAGCTCATAAAGTTTTGAAATCATCTTTAAAAATTGGTTTACTGATAAAGCGGGTTCATTGTCTGATCCAAGACCTGAGCTATCTACAAATAAACCTCCATTGTTTAAAATTTTCCAACTAAACGGAAGATTTAATTTGTCCGCAATTGTTTTTGTGTTAAACCTTTTCCAACCTTTAGGAACATGATCCCCAAGATTTACGATTTTTTGTAACGGTGTAACAGATCCCTCTTTAGCTTGTTCTATATCTTCTTCCTCAAACCTTACAGGCTTGATTGCATTCCGTTTTGATTTTCTTCCTTGCTCTTTGTTTAAAGCAACGATTGTTTCTATATCCATCATATATTTATCCTCTTTTCCTTTTTTTATGTTTTCTTTTGTTAGCTCAATGAGGCGGGTGACCCGCCCCAATTGAATTTTGTTTAGTAGATCCAGTTCCATATTTTTAATGGATCATTTTTATCTTCTTCAAACTCTAAGTGATAACCCGTTGCGTCTCCGCCCTTGCTATCATAATCCGCAATCATTTTATTATTGAGATTGAACAATGCCTGTAGGTATTTTTTCTTATCCCCTACAATTTCCCCATTGTCGATTTGCTCTTTAAGTTTTATGATCTCGTTTTTAATTCCTTCCATTGCTATTGTTAACGCAAATTCTGAAGGTCTTCCGTACTGGTCTTTTAAGTTTATTTTTTCATTCATTGTTTTTTCTCCTGTATTTATATTTATTAATTTATTAAACATAACCCACCATATCCCATGCAAATAAGATAGTCAATACATAAAATAATTTTTTTTTCATTTTTTTTCTACCTACACGTGTATGGTTACTTTAGAATAATTCTAAACTAATCCTCTGAAAAATCTTTCCACCCGGCCCGCCTTCCATTATTTTTTTTTACCAGTTTATCTATTGTGGCCCAGAGCTTATCCCAATCCCCTTTGCTCGCGATCCATTCCGCTAGAGTTGATTTACATGTTCCGTGAGTAACTTTGATTTTACCATTCCACAATTTTATTTTTATTTCCGCTGATCCCTTTTCCATTATTCAAATGTCCCTTCTTGTTGGCTCAGGTTTGGAAGCGCCTCATAAACGCTTCCAGTGTTACAACCTACAGTTGAACTATCATAAGTCATAACTACGCTGAGAGTTCTATTATGCCAGTCTAAAAATGGGTCTGATCCCATATCTTGACGTATATTTTTGAAATAAATTTTCCGATTGCTTTTGCACATCTTTAATTTTTTACATTGCAATTTTAAAAAATCTAAATCTTTGTTTATTTTCATTATGCTCTAGCCCCCTCGTTTTTAAGACCGAATTGCTCAACCGCTTTTATTCTTTTTTCTTTTTCTTCATTGCTTAGACTGTCCCAATCTTCAGGGAAAGTTAGGCCCGCAATTTCAAAAAATCTTTTCTTTTGCGCTAGCTCTTTGTCTTTGTCCGTTGCTAATAATCCAAACATCATTGAAACCATTGACGTTGTTTTTAGCATGTCGTTTGAGTTTTCACCTTCAGGGCCTCTAGCTTTCACTAGGGCCTCTTTGAACTCATCACGTTTTAGTCTGTTTTGTTTTCTAGGGTATCCGGCCCAGTCTTCAATCCAGTTCAAATGTTTAGCCGTTGTAACTGACCAAACATTCTCACACACAACGACCTCACTCGAGTTCTTAGGTTGAAACCCAACGGGTGTTGAATAAGAGTAAAAAACTTTTATCCCGTCTTCCATTTGAAAATATAAATTTCTTGTTGATCTTAAATATATTTTTTTCATGATTGATCCCCTCTGTATTTTACAATATCGCCCAATTGAATATTTTCCCATTGAGCTAAATATTCCGACAATTGTTTTTTTATGTATTCAGTTTTTGTTGTGGTGTGAGCTGAATTAACCAAATTTAATAAAAATTCAGCGTGGTTAAAACCTAGTTTTAAACCATTTATATTTATTGTTCTCTTTTTCATCATTCCTCCTAACAAAGATTTTCGTTTGCGTAAAAAACAAGATCTTCTGTTGCAACATCAATTGAAACTGATTTATCTTTTACATATTTTTTAAATTTTGATCTAAATCCTTCGTCTTCCATTAATAAATCAAAATCACTTAGTAAGTCACCCGATACGATCGAGGCGATTATGTTTGCTCTATTCATTTTTATCTCCATACATTTGTTGTCTTTTTTTATACTCATCTTGTCTTATTCTTTCGTTCATGTAATCAATGTGTTCTTGTGTTCCATTTGCTAAAATGCAACCAATACAAATAAACATTGCTATGCCAAAAACAAAAATTAAACCTACCATTATATCGTGTTCCATGTTTTCTCCTTTTTGTTGTGGGGGCTTGCGCCCCCGTTGTTATTAAAGTTCGCTAGCATGATCACACACACCAGTCATTGAGTGATATGGCTCAAAATACATTCCGTAAGTTTCCATATCTTTTTGAAGGCCCTCAATTGCCTTTTCTTTATTTAATACCCCGTAGCCCGTACTGTCTAAAAAATAATCTTGTGAAGGCAATCCGTCTATTGAGTAGTAAAATTTGTTGTTGTAATTTTCATCAATTCCAAACTGAACCCATTTAACACCAAACTCATCTGTTTGTTTTAGGTTGTCCCCTTTTTTCCATTCAATCCAACCAGTGTAATGTTCATCATCAACCCATTTTTTGTAATCTTCTTTTGCGATATTATCCGGGTAACGAATATCACAAAGTACATAAAATCTTTTATCGTCAATTTTTTGTACTCTGATATTTTCCGCGTGTTCCTGGTTATCTTTTACTAATTTGATCATTATTTTTTCTAGTTGTTTAAGTGTTAGTTTTTTCATTGTGTATCCTTCCTTATGCTACTTTTTGATTGTTTAGTTTATCTATTAATTGAGCATACTCTTTAAGTATGCTCAACGCTTGTTTCTTAGTCACTGGTTTATCCAACTCTGAACACATTAGCGGACAGTCTTCTCTGTGGTTAAGACCAAAAACCGCGTGACCAATTTCATGAAAGACTACATGTCTTAAATAGTTTGTACTTTCATTGATAGCTTTTTCAGTTATCCAAATTTTTTTATCTGACATTCTACCAACACCCAAAACTTGTTCATGACCTTTTTTTGCTGTTCCAATTCGAACATCAATTCTAGGAAGATCAATTCCAAAATTTTTTGCTTCATAGATTAGATCAATCACTTTTCTTCTTTTTGCGTAAGTGTCTTTGTTCATGTCGTTGTTTTTTATTTTTTTTGTGTTCATTGTATTTCCTTTGTTTGTTGTCTTATTTTTTCTCATAAAGATAAGATATACCAAGAGATTTTTTATTGCAAGCGAATAATCACTTTTTTTTTATTTTTTTTTTCGGGCCTGTGGATAACTTTTTTACTGGTTTTTTACAGCTTTTGCGTGTATTAGTTTATAATTATTCTAAACTATTATTATGGCTAACCCTGAGAGTTTATTTTGGAAACAAATCAAAATGGCATTGTCCGATCAGGGATATTTTTTAACGCGTGTTGAAACTCTCACGGTCTCAGGTGTTCCAGATGTTTTTGGAATATATAAAGGACGATCATTTTGGTGTGAATTAAAATCAAATCAAGTCAGTTATCCGGCATTAAATAAATATCAAATCGTATGGATTAATAGAGCTGTTAAGCATGGCGCGACTGTGTTGATCTTAGTTAAGGCCCAAAAGGACAAGGCCCTTAAAATATACAGAGTGAGGGATTTCTTCACTGATCCGCGTACCCTTAGCCCTGATTTTGTTATCAAAATTCCTGTCANTTGGCCGTTGTTCGTGGATAAGTTTTCGCATGCGCTGTTGACTGGATAGGTATTGATAGTCCACAATTATCATTAGTAATAATCATGGCCCGTTAACCGTTATGAAGGCTCATTGGCCCAGTGATCCCGAACCAGTTTCCGCGCACAAAAAAGCACCTCGCGCGTAATTAGGTACTTACAAACGTGGCGCTTGTGGCAAGTCGAATACACGCAAAGGGGACCCAAATGAAACGGAATAGTTGCAAGTGTTTTTTTATTAGTTTATGTTAAAAGGGGACCCAATGATTTTAGGTACCATAGGCACCCCCGGGGTATGAAAAAATTTATGAATTTAGATCAGTTATCAGATGAGGAACTAAAAGATTTAGTTTTAAAAAGACAATTAGAATATATAAAAATTTGCCAAGATGACTTCTTAGCTTTTGCAAAAGCTGTTTGGCCTGATTTCATTTACCGTAAAGCAAAGGACCCAAAAAATTATGGGCACCATCAATTGATTGCAAAGTCATTTGAAAATATTGCTTTAGAAAAAGAAAAAAGACTTATTATCAATATGCCACCTAGACATACTAAGTCAGAGTTTGCTTCTTATTTATTTCCAGCCTGGATGATTGGCCGTAATCCTAAAATGAAATTGATGCAGGTTTCTCACAACGCTGAACTTGCAACAAGGTTCGGTAGCAAAGTAAGAAATTTAATGGAGACCGAAGAGTATCGAATGATCTTTGGAGATGTTAGACTTAGAGAAGATAGTAAAGCAAAAGGCAGGTGGGAAACCAATCATGGTGGAGAATACTTTGCAGCGGGTGTTGGCGGTGCTATTACAGGACGAGGGGCCGATTTGCTTATTATTGATGACCCACATACTGAACAAGACTCAATGTCTGATTCAGCTATGGATCGTGCGTATGACTGGTATAGCTCAGGACCTAGACAACGTTTACAACCAGGCGGAAGAATTGTAGTTGTTATGACCCGGTGGGCGACAGACGATCTAACTGGACGATTAGTAAAATCACAATCAGAACCAAAAGCTGATAAATGGAAAGTAATTGAGTTCCCAGCAATACTACCAACAGGAAAACCTGTTTGGCCTGAGTATTGGAACCTAGAAGATCTAGAAGCGGTCAAAGCATCAGTGTCCACGAAAAACTGGAACGCACAATACATGCAGGACCCGACTAGTGAAGAAGGTGCAATTATAAAAAGAGATTGGTGGAAAAATTATGATAAGGACTATTTACCAAAACTACTACACGTTATTCAAAGTTATGATACAGCTTTTAGTGCTAAAGAGTCTGCTGACTATTCTGCAATAACTACGTGGGGAATATTTCAACCCGTAGAAGGTTATGAAGATAATATAATATTATTAGATGCAATGAAGGGAAGATATGACTTTCCAGATTTAAAAAATGTAGCTATTGAACAATACAATTACTGGGAACCAGAAACAGTAATCATTGAAGCTAAGGCCACAGGCCAACCTTTAATCCATGAATTACGTAGAGCAGGGATACCTGTTATTGACTTTGTACCTGCAAAAGGAAGAGACAAGCATACCAGAATAAACTCTTGTGCCCCAGTATTTGAGTCCGGTATGGTTTGGGCCCCTTTAGATGATAAGTTCGCCCAAGACGTGGTAGAGGAGTGTGCCGCGTTTCCTAACGGACAATATGATGACTATGTTGATTCTATGACCCAAGCTGTGTTAAGATATCGACAAGGTGGATTTGTTACAACGTATTCAGACGATTGGGATGATCCTCCAATGAAATTAGAAAAAGAATACAAATATTATTAGGAGCTATTATGCCAATAAGAATGTTAAAAAAAGAAGAAGATAAAAAAGAAAACAAAAAGAAAAAACCAAAAGGTTCTTCTAAGTTAGATATATTCAAAAGCTACGGCAAGTACGATGGTAAGCCTGTGGAATTAAAAGCTGGTGGCCTAACAGGCAATCAACATAAACTAGATAAAAACAAAGATGGCAAAATATCTGGTGAAGATTTTAAAATGATGAAAGCTAAAAAAGGTAAGATGGCTTCTGACAGAGATAGAAGACAAAAAGAAATTACAGAAAAACAAAACCCTATTTCAGAGTATGATAAAAAAGGTAAATTAAAATACACAGCTGCAAACCAAGGAGGAATGATGGCTAAATCAACAAGAGGATATGGTGCAGCTAGAACATCTGGCATGGGCCTTCAAGATGAACAAGTTAAACCAGGTAAAGTACAAAAAGCATTTTTAGGAATTATGGCTATGAAAAAAGCAAAAAAGAAAGGTGCAAAGGGAGCTGAGTTTTTATCTCCAGCACTATTAGCTAAAAGAATTCTTGGTAAAAAAACAGGTGGACCAATAAGTGGACCCAAAGGTGGTCTTCCAAGAATGAGTGATATAGATAAAGATAGAATAGGAAAATTAAAACAACAACTTAATCGTTTTAGAAATACATCTACTAAAGGTGGTGGAGCAGATGCAAGTAAAATAATGTCTGACAAAACTAAACAATCTATAAAAAATTTAGTTAAAAGAATTGGTAGATTAACTCCCGCTGCAAAAATTGGAAGCGATGCAGGAAAAAGAATTAGAGAAAGATTAAAAAAGAAAATTATGACTCCCGCTAAAAAAATGGGCGGTGGCATGATGATGAAGCAATACAACAAGGGTGGCTCTGTTACTGCTAGCTGTAAACTTGGTAGAAACAAAGCAACAAAACTTTATTAGTTGCTATTCAGCCATGGGAAGGCTAAAAGGATAAATATATGGCTGTAGAAAAAAGTAATATTCCTGAAATAACTGAGGAAGAAAAAGTAGAACTTCAAGAAGGCCAACCTATCATAAACGATGAAGTAGATGAAGTAACTGTAGAAGGTGAAGAAGTAGAAGAACCTAATATAGAAGATGACTTTAATGCGAACCTTGCAGAAAATATAGATGAGAGAACGTTGTCTCGTATGGCAACAGAGCTAGTATCTGATTATAAAAAAGATAAAGAATCAAGAAAAGATTGGGAAGAGGCTTACATAAAAGGTTTGGATCTTTTAGGTGTTAAGTACAGAGAAGTAACTAAACCGTTTAAAGGTGCTTCTAATGTCACTCATCCGTTGTTAGCTGAATCTGTTACACAATTTCAAGCACAAGCGTATAAAGAATTAGTACCCTCTGATGGCCCGGTAAGAACTCAAATAGTTGGAGTACAAACTCCTCCTATAGAATTACAAGCTGACCGAGTTAAAGATTACATGAATTACATGTTAATGGAAAAGATGGAAGAGTATACAACTGATATGGATCAGATGCTTTTCTATTTACCATTGTCCGGTAGCACTTTTAAAAAAATATATTACGATTCATTAATGCAAAGACCTGTCTCTAAATTTATTCCAGCGGAAGATTTAGTGGTTCCTTATTATGCGTCCGATTTAAAAGATACAGATAGAATTACACACGTTCAAAAGATGACGGAAAACGAAGTCTTAAAACAAATGGCAGCAGGTTTTTATCGTGAGGTAGAGTTGTCTAATAACAATGAGACAACGGACAACGTGCAAGATAAAATAAATGAACTTGAGGGTGTTAAAAATACAGGGGATGATGCTCTACATACAATTCTTGAAATGCATGTTGATTTACATTTAGATGATTATGAAAAATTTGATTCAAGAGCAAAGAGTATTAAGATTCCATACGTAGTAACTATTGATGAAGGTTCAAATGAAATTTTATCTATCTACAGAAACTACAGACCAGATGATCCTACATACAAAAGAATAGAATATTTTGTACATTACAAATTTTTACCAGGATTAGGTTTCTATGGCTTTGGCCTTACACATATGATCGGTGGTTTATCACAAGCTGCAACTCAATCTTTAAGACAATTGATTGATGCGGGTACTTTAAAAAATTTACCAGCAGGATTTAAATCACGTGGTATTAGAGTTAGGGATGATGACCAACCAATTCAACCTGGAGAGTTTCGAGATGTTGATGCACCGGGTGGAAATATAAGAGATCAGTTTTTTAATTTACCTTTTACAGAACCTTCAACTACTTTATTTAACCTTTTAGGTTTTTTAGTACAAGCAGGACAAAAATTTGCAGCAATAACAGATAACAATATCGGTAATGATGCACAAAACAGAGCTGTTGGAACTACGGTTGCTATGATGGAACGTGGTTCACGTGTAATGAGTGGTGTTCATAAGCGTTGTTACTACGCTATGAAAATAGAATTTAAAATTTTAGCAAGAATTATGGGTGAATTTTTACCTCCAGAATATCCTTACGATGTTTATGGTGGTCCAAGAATGATTAAAGCTACTGATTTTGACAACAGAGTCGATATTTTACCGGTTGCTGATCCAAATATTATGAGTATGGCCCAAAGAGTTATGCTTGCACAAACACAATTACAAGTTGCTAGTTCAAATCCTGCCATTCACAATATTCACGAAGCTTACAGACGTGTTTATGAGGCGTTAGGCACTAAACAAATAGAAGCATTATTGAAACCACCGCCACCGGCTCCCGAACCAATGGATCCAGCGAAGGAAAATGCACGTGCTTTACAGATGCAACTACTAACTGCGTTTGAATTTCAAGATCATGAAGCGCATATAGCGGCTCACATGGCGTTTATGCAATCTAGAATGGTTCAAATTAATCCACAAGTCTATGCATTACTACAATCTCACATTTCTGATCACGTTTCTTTCAAAGCAACGCAAGAAGTTAGGGAACAATTAATGAATGACCCTAATATGGTGATGCTTCAACAGGCAAATCCACAAGAATTCCAAATACGTTTTGATAAAGCGGTTGCAACAGCTGTTGCAGAGATTACAGAACAGTTAATTCAAGGGGAAATGCAACAAGCAGCAGGAAAACAAGACCCACTTGTTAAATTAAAGCAACAAGAGATAGATTTAAAAGCTATGGATCTTCAAAGAAAAGCTGAAGAGACGAGAATGAGAGCACAAATGGATATGCAGCAAGAATCAGCGAGATTAGATTTCCAATATGATAAATTAAGTGAACAAGCGCAACAGTCAGACGAACGTTTAGAAGTAGCGAGAGAAAAAATTGCGAAAAAATAACGAAAAAGGTTTAAGCGGAGGTGTTCGTTCAGGGCCACCACCTAAAAGAGGGCCAAACCCACAAGGACTAACGCGAAAGAAGTTTAAAAGTGTCGAACAATACACCAAAAAACTCATACGAAAGTCTTCCAGTAACATCTAAATTAATTTTTCTTGCTGGGATATTTGATGGAGAAGGTAGCTTTGGC